GTAGCAGTTGAACCACTACCAACAACCACATCACCAGAAACGCTTTGTGGAGATGCAAACACAACGCAGTCTAAACGAGTTTCTGCTACGTTATTGATAACGTATGTAGCAGTTGCTGCAGTTGCTTTACCAAGCATAATGAGAGAAACATCAAAACGAGAATCGTCAGCAAAGATTGCAAACGCTGTTTGTTTCTGTCCTTCAGTAATTGCTAGGTCATCAACACCACTTGCTAGAGAACGGCTAATAGAAACTGTTGTAGATTTAAAGTTATTACCTTTTGCAGCAGAACCCCAGTTTGCCTCACCTACACCAGAGGATAGTTGAGTTGGGTGATCCATCCACCATACGTATGTAGAACGTGAGTTAACAACATCTTTATAGTAGTTATTAGATCCATCAAACTTCTTAGCGTCGCTTGCTTTTGAAACAAAGGCAAATTTCTCTAGAACCTCACCGTGTGTACCAGTAAACGCACCATCTTCGTCAATAATAATAACGTGTAGTTCGTCATTAAGACCACCAGCAGCTGCAGCGAAGTCAGAAGTTCCTGGAGCAGAATCAAATTCAGTACGATAAGTCCAAGTACCAAATGTTGCTGCGTCAGCCATAGAAATCTTTAAAGAGTTACCTAGTGCTCCTGGGCAACGTGCAGCCCATTCACCAACGATACCAGCACCATTTACATAGTTGTCTAGGTATTGTTGTGTGTTATTAATTTTAATACCACCAACAGTAACAGTTGCTGATGCAGCAGCAGATGATCCACCACCACCTGTGAATGACACAGTAGGATTTGCAGAATAACCACTTCCTGGATTTGTTAGAGTAATAGATGTGATAGTTGATGCTGCAATTGCAGCAGTCGCAGTAGCAGCAGTACCACCACCACCTGTAATAGCAACAGTAGGAGCAATTATATAACCAGAACCAGTAGCACCAACAGTAACAGTTGTAACAGTACGTGTTGTCAATGTTGCTGCAGCAGCTGCTGTAAGAGTAATTGTATCACCAGCAGCAGCAGTAATCTCAACAGTAGGAGCAGAAGTATATCCGCTTCCTGGAGCAGTTACAGTAATACCAGTAATAGCACCACCAGAAACAGTAGCAGTTGCAGTAGCACCTGAACCACCGCCACCTGTAAGAGCAATAGTTGGAGTGCCAACATAACCTGCACCACCATTGCTAACAGTAATGCTTTGAACACCAGCTGCAGAAAGAACTGCAGTAGCTGTTGCGCCAGTACCACCGCCACCAGTTAATGTAACTGTTGGAGTAGAAGTGTATCCTGAACCACCACTAGTTACAGTGATAGCAGTAACACCACCACCAGATAAAGTAACAGTAGCTGTAGCTTGAGTACCACCTGTGATATCAGGTGCACCAATAACAACAGTAGGAGCAGAAGTGTATCCTGAACCACCTGCAGTTAATGCAAGAGTAGTAATAGTTCCTGTTGGGACAGCAACAGCGTTTTTAGCGTTGGTTGTGTCACCACGAATCACTAGTAGATTGCTAGTGTATGATAGGAAGTTTGCAGCAGTGAAGAATGAATCTGCGTTAGCGTCAGTAGGTTTACCAAACTGTCTAACCAAATCATTCTCAGAAGAGATACGCACTGGATCCAAAACTGGACCCCATAGGAACGCACCAGCAAAACCACCGACAGAGGTAGATACCGCTGGAACGATAGAAGTGAAATCTTTTTCTACGACTGCAACGCCTGGAGATAATTGAAACGGCATTGTAATTCTCCTTGTTAATAAGTTTACCTAGACAATTTGATGTCTACATTTTATTTAGTTTTTACACGATTTCTAAAAGTTTAGAGGAGGTTTCTCAGGACTTCCATCGTCGTAAAACCCAAATGGTGTTAGTTCTTCTTCAATGGCTTTCATCTGTTTCTTGTACATTATCTCTCTAAGGTTAACATTATTTAGCTCTTTAAAATAAGAGTTAGTTGTAAGCCAACTGAATAAGACTAACGGCATTACCAGATCATCATGATATCCTTCATCAGCCTCATACGAACCCTTCTTTTCAATAAAAGTTGAAATTTCGGAGATCGTATCAGCGTCATTTACGATTAGTTTACTTTCCTCTATTAGTGCCTTTAAATTATGGCATCCAATTCTTTTAATTTTTTTATCGGTATTTACACCGAGTTGCGTTTTACCACCACCAAATCCACCAGAAATAACCTGTCCGTTTGTATGGCGAGTAACCATTAGAATATTCTCGTATTCCATTTCAGAATAAAGAATATGTGCCACCTGTTCAGATATGTTAGTTTCCAGAAGAACCCATGCTGTATTGTAATCCTTACCTACCTTGTAAATCACATTAGGATAAAGTAAAGGACTAATTTCATTGTTTCTATATTTTGCTACAATCTTGTAAGGAACTTCAGTGATATCAATAACTTGAAATGCTGAATAATCCCCACCAACACCCTTTGCAATATCTGCGATCAAACAATATGTATGATTCGCTTGTGGTTGAGTATATACATCCAATCCTTCTTTTTGATAGATCGGTGCATCTGGACTCATCTTTGCAATACAATCCGCACGAACAAGAGTCAAAGAAGAACCTAAGAAGTTACATAGAACTTCCTGTGTAAACTTCAATTCACCAAGTTGTGCCTTTTGCTCAGCTGCCCACGCTTCATCACGTCCTGGAATTTCCCAGTATGGAATGAATAGTGGAACAAATCCATTACGACCCTTTTCTGCATCAGTCCAAAACTTCCAGAAGTGATTGTATCCTAATGGAGTAGAGGAAAGAAGAATCTTCGTTGTTTGTCCAGCAGAAATTGTAGGATAAACAGAAGTAAAGAATTCTTCAGCCACATTGTTTGGAATAATTGCAGCTTCGTCAACGTATAGTAAGTTTACAGATTTACCACGAATACCAGATCTTCCAGTCGCTGCAGTAAATACTTTTGATCCATTCTCTAACTCGATGTCACCTTTGTTCCAAGTTAACACACCTTGTTGCATCCATAGAGGAAGACCCTCGTACATAGTTTGATAACGAT